TAGTTGCCTCTATGGCGTTTATTTGTCCTATTATATACTTATAATTTTCCATACTGTCAACCCCTCCAGAAGTTACTGCTAATGACAGATCTTCAGCTTTGTCGTTTAAAAATCTTATAAGTTTATTAATTACTGTTTCTAATTGCATTTAACATTTCCATCTTCTCCGTGCTTGTCTGATTCGAGAATTAGGATCGTTACGTGTTTTTGCAGATGATCGTTTGAGTTGGCCTGCGCTTCTTGCACAGTACGACTTACGTCGATTTGCAGCTTTAGATCCCGGTTTCACTTTACCAGTCACGGCTGTTTTTAATTTACTTCCAGGGTTTGCTGCCCTGTAAGCTCTTACACCTTTAGCTGTCATTCCAGCTCCAGATTTTGTTGATCTATAGTTTGCACCCTTACCTGTAGTTGTTTTTCTAATAGGGTTTTCTTTTTTTCTCATTATATTTTTTGTAAATTTGGGTTGTTAGATAGTATATTTTTTTCTGCTCTTGGTCTAGCTAAAGAGTCTTTACTTCTTTTTCTAAGTTGAGCAATAGCAGATTCTTTTAATGCTTTTTCTTTTTTTAATCTTTGTAAATCTTTTTCTAAATTCATTATGCAAATGTTTTTACGTTAGTTGGTTTACCACCGGGATTACCCGCTGCTCGTTTTCGTTTGACAGCACTCGCCTTTTGCCCTTTTGACATCCGTGTGGCTTTTGCAAGTGGGACGCATTTTGGATATTTCCTCTTCGAGCCTTTGCTTCTCCCGCATGGTTGATATTTCCCGTTCTTCTTCGGTGCTCCAATGTCTACCCATTTCTCTGATACCCATTTTCTTAAACCACCTTCTGCAAAATTTCTACGCACAACTTATTCTCTTTCGTCTAGCTAATCCACCAACACGAAATTCTTGTTTCATTAAACCACCGTCAGCTTTTTTATTTTTCTTTTTACCACCTGGTGTAACTTTACCTGAGCATACTGCTGATGCGTACATGTTAGCGTATGCAGAGGGGTAAACTTTAAATTTACGCTTTGCTGCGGCTTTTCCTCTTGGACAAAGTTTAGCCATTATGCTTTACCACCTTTTTTAAAGTATCCCATTTTAGCTACAACTTGAGGAGCTTTCTTTTTTAATTTAGCTAGTCCTGGTTGTTTTTTAGGATCTATCTTTTTTTTACCTGGTTTAGGTGTGCCTTCTTTATACATCATTCTATTTGTCATTCCACCACCCATCATTTTTTTTCTCATTATTTTTTTCCTCCGTGATTTTTAAAAATTTGTGTACCCTTTATACCATAAATGCTCGCAACGACAAGAATCCACAAATTTGTGAACCATGACGGGAGCGTAGAGAACATATCAAAAAATAATTTTACTTTGTCCATTGCTGTCGGGTCCTCACTTACAACTGCCCAAGCCAAAATTACGATGGGCGCCGAGAGAATTATCAAAACGGCCTCGTCCTTCCAGTCCGATTGCCTAGCCTCAAGAAGTTTACCTTGGTAAGCTTCTTTTCCTTCGGCCATACGAGATGCATGCATTAACTGTGCGTCTGACATTGCCATTTTAGTCTTCTGCTTGTTAGCGTAAATTTTACTTCCAGCAGAAACGGCTAATTTAATTGCCTGAAACCACATGTTAGTACCAAGTAGCTATTTTTTTCTTTTCAGATAGCATTCTTTTAGTACCTCTAACTTTTTCCTTGTCTCCAGTAGGAATATAGTTGAAAGCACCATCTGCAGTAGTTTTAGATCTTGGATCTACTTCAATATTCTGCTCAGGAACTGCTACTTCTTTTGATTTTTTATAATTTATCATAATATTTACCTTTACTAATTTATATTACTATTATTTTTTTTTGCAAGACTTACTCCAGCTCTTAATTCTGCTAAATCTTGGTTTTGTTCTAGCTTATCGTCAAAAATATCTCTTGCTTGAACCAATTTTGCTCTATCAAGGTCTGCTTTTGCTTCATCAGCTTCTTTTCTTCGTTCATTTTCCATCGCACGTAGGTCAACTTCACGTGATTTTAGTTTTAATAATGGATCTGAATCAAATTGTGACGTAATTTCTTTTTCTTCTTTAACAAAATCAGCTGTTAATTCAGAAATTAGCACAGATTTTCTTGCTTCTATGTCTTGAGACATTTTTTGTAATTGTTGTTGAGCTTGAGGGTCTTGTTGAGCCTGTTGTTGAAGCATTTGAATTTGTTGTATAGCTTCTGCAAACTCTAATTCTACTTGTTCTTGCGCCATCAAACTAATATGTTCTAAAATATTCTTTTGAATAGCTGCCATAATCTGTGGATTATTTCTAACCATGTTAGTAGACATAAAAGTTAAGTGAGAAGTAATGTGTGCTCTATGATCTTGCGCACGAAATGCTTGAAAAGGCTTTCCACCCAAAGCATTTATGTGTTCTAAACTTGGATCCATTGGTTGCATTGGAGCAGGAGGAGGTAAAACCTGATCAATATTTTTTACACCCAACGCTTCATACATTTTTCTGTAAGCTTGATATAAATTATGTAGTTGTGGTTGTGATGTTGCAAGTTGCAATTCAGTTTGTGCCATTGAAATTCTTTGTGCCATTGAAAATATATTTGGATCTGCAACTGGTAAGATATCTACCCTGTCATCAAAATCCATTTGTTTAACTTCTCTTTTTCCACCAACAACATCAAAAGGATAAACAGGTGGTAAATAAGTTTTAAATACTTTTGATAATAATCTAAATTCTTGTTTCATACCTGAGTATAATCTTTTATGAATAGCAGACATAACACGTGAACCACGTTCAAGAAGTGCAACAGTAGTTCCTACTGCAGCGCCTTGATTACCATCACCAACTTGCATGTCAGCAATAGCCGCGAATCTTTGACCAGCTTGTACAACAACACCCATTAATTGTAGTAAAGTTGTAGAAGGTTCTTTGTAAGGCAAAGTCATAAATGCATCTCTTAAATTACCACCAGGTGCATCTACATCTCTAAACTCTCCAGGTTGTAGTGGGGCTGCTTCATCTCTTACTCTAATACCACGTTGTTTAAATCCAGCAGGTAAATTAGATAGTGTTCCTGCATCCAACAATTGACGGAGTGCAGCAGTTGCAGTTCTACTCAATCCGCCAATCATGTGGATTAATCCAAAGCCATAAAATCCTAGTCCCGGTAGAAATTTGAAATGTACAAAATATTGGATCTTATTTCTTTTTGGATCTGTAGGTTCGTAGTTTCTACGAATAGCTAAAACTTTTCTTGAAGTCTCATCGACAGTCACAACGTAAGGTAGTTTAATTCCTGTTGGATTTAATTCTGCATCTTTATCTTCAAAACCTTCTAAATCTAAATTAACATGACACTCTAACAAAGTAAAAATTGTTTCTTGCTTACCAGTTTTTTTACTACCTTCTAATTCTCTTTCTTTATTTTCTACTTCGTCCTTAGTAACACTTTGTGGTTTTTCTAATTCAATATCAGAATAAAAACCATTAACTTGTTGTTTTCTTAAATCATTTTCTGAAATTTTTAGTGTATGAATAATCGCTTCCGCATCCTCTAATGAGGTAGCAGAATACGGAACGACTAAATCATCTGCTGGGATAAACTTAGATACAGCTCTTCCCAATAAATCGTCATAATAAATTTTTTTAAATGTAGATCCAGCTAATGGTAAATGAAATAACATTTGATCAAATTCTGGTTCGTACTCTTCCATTTTTTCCATCAACTCATAATTCATATAATCTCTAACACGATTAGCTTGAGCTTCTTTTTCTCTATCAGGATTACCAACTATTTGAGTTCTAACCGGTCCTTCTGCAGGTAGTAATTCTTTATAAGCTCCAGCTTGAAACTGTGTAACTGCTTCTGCAAGAACTGGGTGGGTTGCACCACTAGCTCCTTGAAAAGGTTCTGTTCTGTTTTCATATTTAAATCCTAAAAGATCTAAACCAGTTGTGTATGATTGTTCCCATTCTTTTCTAGAAGATTTATAATCCATGTAGTTTTCTACAAGTTCAGATCCAATTGGATCTGTAATATCTTCTGGTAATAATTCTGCTAAGTTATCGAAGTGACTTTCTGTCCCTTCCATATTAACTTTACTTGGATCAAAGTTAACTTCAACACTTCCATCTTCATTAGGTGTGACCTCGACTCCAGGATCTTGGGCCTCTAAAGATTTCTCTTGTTCAATTTCTATTTCTTCTTGAGGATCAACCTCGATCGATGTTTTTACGTTTGGTAACGATTTGTCTATATCTGCCATTTATTTTCTCCGGTGTATCTTCTACCTTAACCTGTTTTAAAGGAATATTCAACCCCTGTGGATTGGGCCCTCTTTTAGGTGGTATTGTTTTAGTTAGTTTTTTCATTTTTTAAGTGTTAAAGAATCAGGGTCACCTACTTCTTCTAAAATTTCTTCTATACTATCTAGGCCGCCTTCAGAATCTTTTAGTTTACCGTCACTATCTGGTCTTACTGTAAACTCTTCATATTCAGGAGGAGGAGTGCTTTTTGTTGTTTCATCAGCTATACCTGGTTTATAAACTATATATTCTTCAGATAGTATACCGTCTTGATCATAGAACACACCTTCGTTTCTTTTTGTAATTACAATTTCTCCTGTTGCAGAATCTTCAGTCATTTCATAATCTTTATATTTTTTAACAACTTGTCTGTCTTGTGTTGCAGCTCTTTCGGTTATGTCGTCTCCCATAAACTTAATTTTATCTACCAGTTTAAAAAAGTATGGAGGAGGGTAAGTTCCACCTACTGTGTCTTTTGCAACTTTCTCTGCAACTTTAGTTGTAGTTGCAAGTTCATCACCAAAGCCTAACATCTTAGCAAGAATAACTGCGCCGCTCGCACCTGTTGCTTTTAAAAAATCTCTACGTGTTAAATTTTGTGTTGATAACACTTCATCAATTTCTTTATCCATAATTTCTTTTGTCGTATCATTTACAGGTAGCTTTCTATTCTTAGCATATGCTTTTAAAAGTTTTAAACCAGGAAATATAGGTGCTGTAAGTTCTGCACCAAGAGTTACTTGGTCTGCTAATACTTTAGGACCAATAGTTGATCTTCTATCTTTTTGTTTTTGTTCTTCTGATTCAATTAAACTTTTTAAACCTGTTTTTTCTGTAATAACTTTTGTACCTTCTGTTCCAACTAAGTTATCTAAAAACTCAGTGAAGATTCCTGTACCTTTAATATTTGATGGCATTACATCTGTGTAGTCTTGAACATAACCTTGACCCGTGCCACCTGTAACTTTAAACGCAGGTTTTCTTATAAGATCCGCTGTCAACTGACCAAGTGCCGGTAATACTCTTGCACCAAACTCACCAATTCTAATACCAGTCTCTGCTAATCTATCTCCGTAGTATGCGTAGTTTCTTGGATCAATCATGTCATTTACTAACGCAACAGGGTTCATGGTTTCTCTGTAGCTATCTGCTTTTGGTAATTCAGCATCAGGGTTCAATAAAAAATATTCTAGTTCTTTTGCAAAGTCTTCATTAGCACCAACTGCACCGCCGCCGTTGAAATCTACTCTTGGCATTGGAGATAATTCAATAGATCCTCCATCTGCTTTTTTAACTTTTTTTAATGGAACACCATTTTCAAATTTAGGAAGACCATAATATTCTAATTGTCTATTTATTCCTGTAAATTCACCTGTTTCACTATTTATCATAGCTTCATCTAAACCAAAAAATCTATTTCCTATTTTAACTCTTTGTCCCATTTCTTTGATGTAATTATCAAACTCTTCAAGTCTTAAATCGTATTCTGGATCATCTATTTTATTTTTTACATAAGACTCCATAGATTTATAAAGAGCTTGATTAGTTTTATAATCAGATACGTTTCTATTTCTTAAAAATTCTATGTTTTGTTGTTCTGTTGTTTTACCAATAGTGTGAGATATATCAAAAATACCAGAATTATCTTTTGATCTTTTTAAAAGATCTTTTTTAGTTTTTTTAATACTGTGATCTAATATTCCTGTTTCCTTATCGATTGTCGTATTTAAAGATTTAATCAAATTAGGATAATCAGTAATAACTAATGTTCCGTCTTTAAACATAGAGTTTAATTTTTTAAGTTGCTGTTCTTGTAATTTAACATTTGCTAATTCTTTCATAGTTAAATATTTTCTTGCTTTTTTTATTCTGTCCGCAGCTTGTTTAATATAAAATGCTTGTTTTCTTGGTTCTGGGTAATCAGCTTTAAAATCATCACTATTTTTTATATTAGCTACTACTCTTTTTACATTTCTTTCATTAGTGTTAAATAATTCTGCTAATTGTTTATTACTTAGTGTACGTTCTTTTGTTTCAGGTCTTCTTGGACCTAGCTCAGTTCTTTCTGTTAAATTATTAATAAAAAACTGTTCTGCATTAACGACAGAACCATTTTTTAATTTTATATTTTCTGGAAAGAAATTTTTATTCTTAGAAACAACAATTGTATTATTTTCAATTGCTTTTGATTGAGCAGTTTCTTGTAACTGTTTAACAACACTAGGATCTGATCTATCATAACTTGCTGTTTGCACACTTAGTTCAATATTGTTGTCCCTAGCTACTTTACTAGGATTACTATAAAAAGGTAAAAGTGCTTTTAGTTCTGTTGCAGAAGGTGGTTTATTTTGTTTTTCTATATATTTATTTACAACTAATTGTAATAATTCTGATTTTTCTTGTTCATTCATTATAGCTTGTGTACTTGCGCCTCTAACTTTTTTTTGTCCAGTACTAGGATCTATATAAATATTTTCTGTTCTAGTTTTTGTTTTTCTATAGTCCTTAACTAAATTATTAATTTCGTTTAATGCTTTTGGATCTAATTTTTTAAGTGCTCTCTCACCATACTCTTTTTCAGATAGATATTTTTTTTCAACAGGTGCTTTTTTATTATAAAAAATAAAATCTTTTAAAGTTTGCTCAGGAATTTCTGATCCACCAGTACTAGTGGGAAGTTGTTCTGTGTCTGCAGGAAACTCTTCTTTTGTATCTATTTCAGGTGGTGTAGTTTCTCCAGTCTTGATTGGCATTTTTTCTGTCTCTGCTGGTAAACCTGTAGGTTTAGTCAACTCTCTAATCTTTTCTGCTTCTCTTTCCATTTCATCTGCATCAGGTGCAATGACTCCTGGTATATTTATACCAAACGTTAAAGCAGCAGCTTTAAATCTTGGATCATTAAAAACTTGTGGATTCTCTTTTAGGTAATCTGTAACTCTATTACCAAGTTCTGCAGCTCCAGCACCTGCTGTGCTAACTCCTAAAATTTTAGCTAAACTTAATGTAATTGGATAAGACAAAGCAGGTAAAGCTAAACCCGCCACTGCAAAATTCTGTCTTATCATCCCACCATTAGCTGCAGGGTTCCTGTCTTCAAAATCTTTGTACGGGTTTTCTTTGGGTGGTAACTCAGATGCAGGGAACACGGTTCCTGGACCGAACTGCTCGTCGATCTGTCTAATAATTTCTTCTGACGTATCGTTTAATGCAAGTTTGTTACCAAGACTTGTGTCTTCATCATCTACAAATGTGTTACGTATCGGATCAAATATATAAGCCAATTAAA